CTGATACGGCCGCCCATCGGGGCCGAAGAAGGCCCAGCCGGGTTGCACCGCATCCAGCCAGGCCGTGCCCACGCCCACGAGGGCCGCGCTGCCGTTGGTCACGTTCACGGTGCCGGTCGAGTACCAAGCCATGTCTTACTCCCAGGTCACGGCATCCACTGCCGCCACGGTTGTTGCTGCGTTGATGGCGGCCTCGCGCGCCTCAAAGCGCCGGAACTGGGCCTCCATGTGCTCGGTGAGCGCCACCCAGATGCCAGCCGCATCGGCGGCGCTGAGCGTGCGCCAGGTGTTGTCGGCCAGCCGCCAACCGCGTGGCGTGAACGTGGGCAACATGGCGTACACGCGAAGCCCCATCAGGCGCGATTGGCTGTCGGCGTTCGAGTCGAACGTGCTGCCGTCCCACTGGAAACCGCCAAACAGCACAGCGTCGCGCTCGGCTTGGATCTGTGCCAGCCTTTGCTCGCGGGCCTGCTCCAAGGTCCGCGGGTCTTCCCAGGCCACCAAATTCCCGACGCGCCGGGGCTTGTGCGCCGGGCTGGGCCGGGCCTGCCAGCCGGGCCACGCACCCGTGGGCAGTTCTTCCCACTGCCCCACCGGCTGCCGCGCGGCGCTGGCCACGGCCACGATGTAGCCGCCTTCGATCTTGGCCCAGGTCTTCATACGCAGGTCGCCGACAAAAAAACCGCCGCCTCGGCCGTGCGGCCGTTCGCGTCGCGGGCTGTGCAGATGGCGTAGCCGGTGATCTGCGAGCCGGTGTTGGTCGCGCGGGCACCCACGGTGATGGACGCGGCGAAGACGTTGCCGCTGAAGTAGAGCTCCACCGGCCCGTTGGCGATGGCGCCGTCCTGCACCATCCGCCAGGAGTAGGTGATTGGCCCCGTGCCACCCGTTGCCGTCACGGTCACGGCCTGCGACACGTCCACCGGGCTCGGGCCCGATGCCGTCACCGCCGAGTCGTCCACCGTGAGCGTGAAGGACCCGAGGTTCAGGTTCGCGGCCGTGATCCACGCGCCGTTCATCTTCATGGCCGTGCCATCGAAGGTGAGGTTCGTGGTGGCGTTGCCCCAGCACCCGGTGCCGTCTGCGCCGTCTGCTTTGAACCCTAGGCCGGTCATGGTCGTGCCGCTGCGCGCGGCCGTGCCCACGGTCAGGGTGCCGGTGTAGGTGCCCGTCGCGCCGCTCAGGGCCCCGGTGAACGTGCCGCTGGCTGCGCTCAGGCTGCCCGAGAAGGTGCCAGTCGCCGCGCTCAAGCTGCCGGCGAACGTGCCCGTGGCCGCCACCAGAGAGCCGGCGAAGGTGCCCGAACTGGCAAACACCGCGCCGCGCACGGTCACGTTGTTGAACTCGGCCACGCCGCTGGGCCGGATGCGCCAGCCTACGCTCCCGCTGGTGAACGCCGAGCTCTTGAGGTCGCCGCCGATCGTGCCGTCGCCCGCAGTGAGCTTGGCCGCGCTCAGGTTGGCCACCTTCGCGTCGTCAATCCAGGCGTTGCCCAGCCGGGCCACCGCGGCGGTCAGGTCAAGGATGTAGGCCGCGTCGATGTAGACCCCGGCCGGGTAGGACACGCCGTTGACCGTGCCCGGCGTCGTGCGCACGATAAAAGGCACGATAGGCGTGATGCCGGGCCCGCTCGGGCTGGCGATGCTGAAGCTGTCGGCCCGCACGATGAACTGGCTGAAAGGCGTCGCCCCAACCGCCGTGCTGGCCAGCCCGAACCCGCTCACGTAGCCGTTCAGGTCGATCTTGACCGTGTACTGGCCTGCCAAGCCGGTGAGGCTGCTGGCCTGCGCGCTGTAGGCCACCTCCACCGTGGATCCGGTGCCGGCGAAGCTGTCCAGCCGCGCGTTGACCGTGGCCGTGCTGGCCGCAATCGCGCCGTCGATGGTGGCGCGCGAGTAGGTGAAGGCGTTGGCGCTCGCCAGCGTGCTCGCATCCGCCGCGGTGTAGGCCGCCGTGATGCTCGTGGCGCTCGTGCTGATGGCGCCGTCGATGGCCGCCCGGCTGTAGGTGAAGGCGTTGGCTGCGGCCAGGGTCGTGGTGTCGGCCGCCGAGAAAGCCGCCGTGAGGCTGCTCGCGCTGCTGGCAATGGCCGCGTTCATGTTCGCGGTCGTGCTGTAGTCGGTCAGCAGCGTGGCGCGCGTGGCCGGCAGGCCCGTGGCCGGGTCGTTGACCTGCGCCGCCAGGGATTCGCGCAGCGCGGCTTCAGCCTCAATGGCGCTCGCCCGGGTGAGTTGCTCCACCTGCAGCGCCGCCAGCACCGCGGCCTGGTTGCCGCCCACCGTGGCCGTCAGGGTCGTGATGCTCTGCGCCAGTTGCGCGTCGCCCTCGTTGATGACGCGCCGCGTCTCCGTCAGCGCCGTGCCGCGGTCGCGCGCCTCGTCCAGCAGCGCCGCCGCCCTGCTCTGCTGCTCTTCGTGCACGCTCAGCATGGCCGCCAGCGCGTCCGATGCCGCATCGTCCAGGCGCTCCTGCAGGCTCAGGATCGGCGTTGCAAGGTCGGTGAACAGCTGGCTCGCCGTGATCTGGCCGGTCAGGATCTCCAACAGCGCGGCCACGTCCTGCCCGGTGGTGGCCTGCGCGCCGTGCGTGCCGCCGGCAGGCGCCGTCGACTCCACGCCGTCCACCGACTGGAACTTGATCCAGATGCACCACCGCGTGGCCGGGTTGCTGGCGTAGGCGTGGATCGTCCCCGGGCCCACGATGTTGTCGATCAGCTTGGTGCGTGGGTCGCTGAAGGTCGGCTCGGTATCGCCCTCGGCCCAGATGGCCCCGTAGATGTTGGTCTGCGCGTGGCCATGGCCCACCGTGTAGGTCGGCGCGTCCAACTCGATGTAGACGTTGGTAATGCCGGCCGACACCACCAGGCCGGTAGGCGTCGGCGGCGGGGTCAGGTCGGGCACGTAGGGGTCGCCGCCGCCACCTTCAACGCCAGGCGGCAGGATGATCGTCGTGCTGCCGCCGGCGCCGGTACCGCTGAAACTGCCGTCCGCGTTGCGCGTCACCGCGCCCCAGGCGATGAGCTCGCCGCGGGTCGTGAACTTGTCCAGCGGGTCGCCCACGCTGGGCTCGGCCGGGTCGCGCATGCGAACCCAGGTGCGCACGCTCTCCAGCCAGTCCTTCAGCCACGCCAGCGGCCCCGAGGGCACGCTGTCCGTGCCTCGGATGTTGGGCACGCGCGCCATGTCAGGGGAGATCCGCCACGTCTTCGGCCAGCAGCACGCCCTGCACCGGGCCGGTGGTCTGCACTTCCACTTGGAAGTCCTGCGCCATGTATCCCGCGGGCAGGCTGAACGGCTCGCCGCTGGTCACCGTGCGGCTGAACATCTCCGTCCACACCGTGGTCTTGTCGGCCTGCAGCACCGCGGCATAGAGCTTGAACGCCACGCTCACCGGCTCGTCCGCGACGATCATGGCAAAGCCCGGGTTGGTGGGCTGCGGGTGCCGCTTCACTTCGGTGAGGAAGGTGCCCGTCAGCAGCGCCGCGCTCGGGTGGTTCCAGCGCCTGATGACGTTGCCGGTGTCCTGCAAGTACAGCCGGTCGCTGATGGGGTCGTAGAACACGCCCCGCGCGCCCTGGGTCAGGAAGATGATCCCGCGCGGGTTGTTCGGGTCGAGCATGAAGGCCTTGGCCGTGCCGTCGTTGTAGGCGCCGTAGTACATGCCACCTTCAATGCGCGCGCCGGTGATGCTGGAAGGGTTTAGCGCCTCCCACTGCTCGGGGCTCAGGATGTCTTCGGTCAGCACGCGCACGCCGCTGTCGCCGATGAAGCACAAGCCCCGCGGCGAGGCCCAGCACACGCCGTTGCCCATGCTCACCACGCTGCGCTTGCTCACGCAGGCCTGGAAGAACTGCACCGGCTGCTTGTCGAACAGCAGCGGGCCGCCGCGCAGCACCACGGGCGTGGAGGTCGTCAGCAACACCCAGTTCTGGCCCCACTTGCCGGTGCCCACGATGTCGTCAAACACCGTGTCCTGGTACTCCACCGGCCACGCCCAGGGCTTGCCAGGCTCGCACACCATGAACTGCTTGCCGACGAACCCGCCGAGCATGCCGTTGTAGAGCTCGATCAGCCCTTTCAGGCCGCTCGGGGGCATCTCCCAGGCGGGTTTGCTGGTGCTGCCGCCGCTTTCCATCACCTCGCCACGCGCGCCCGTGTCCACCACGCTGGTGGTAGCCACCGCAATCTGGTTGCAGCGTCGGTACTCGCTGCCGTCCACGCTCACGTAGATGTCGCGCAGGGTCACGTCCGGGTAGCCGCTGGGCACCGTGTCGAAGCCGTCCAGCGTTACCGTGGCGTCGGGCTTGCACACGATCGAGCGCGGCACGCCCGGGGCGCTGGCCCGGCCTTGGTCGTTGCGGAACAGGTCGACGTACACCCGGGTCTGGTCGGTGCCGCTGCCCGGCACCAACACCGTGGCAGTGAGCGCGGCCGTAGGCTTGGGGATGCCCAGCGTGCGCGAGGCTGCCGGCCCGGGTGCTGCCGGCAGGCCGAGCACGTTGTCGGTGCGCTTGGGCACGCCGTCGCCGGTGTAGTAGATCTCCTCGGTGCTGTCGTTCGGGTTCAGGCTGCGCACCACGTCCACGTCCGTGGTCCACTGAATCCATGCGCTCGTGTCGCTCACGGTCGCGCGGTTCATGCGGTAGGCGCTGATGAGGGGCGTCGCGCCGCCGGTCGTCACCACCGTGCTGGCCTCGCGCCACGCGCGCAGGTCAGCGAAGCCCAGCCGCAGGTTCACCGCGTTGGCGCCCACCCCCTCGGGCAAGCGCTTGGGGTGCACCTTGCGGTTGCAGCCGAGGAAGTTGGACCACGCGGCGATCAGCACGGGCTACCCTCAGTTCGCCTGCGAGCCGGCCACACCGGCGCCGTCAGCGGCCATCTGCAGGTTCGCGTCCAGCGCCTTCACTCGCGCGTCCTTGATGCCCAGGGCCTGCAGGAACAGCTGGTAGTACTGCGCGGCAAGCTGCGGGGCCTTGGTGTAGGTCGCGTTCTTGCTGAAGCTGCGGAAAAGCACGTAGTACTGCAAGGCGTTGGCGTAGATGTCGTCCAGCACGATGGTGTTGCTGAGCGAAGCCAGTTCGGCCGGCGACGCCGCATAGACCACCTCGCCCCTGCCGGTGCCGTTCGCGGGCGGCCACACGTAGAAGGTCTTGGGGTCTGCCGGATCGAAGAAGCAGTGAATCGCCGGGGCCGCCGGGTCGCTGTGCCAGTTCGGCCGCTGCTCATCCAGCCACAGCATGGGCTTGATGGTCACGGCGCGGCCTGGCGTGGTGCCGTCTGAGGCGTAGTTGCGCGGCATCTTCATAAACTGGATGCCGTCCGTGAAGCCCAGGCCCGCCAGGGTCTGCCGCGTACCGGCCTGAAGCGCTGCGATGGTCGTCTTGACGTAGGCGCTCGGCAGGTTCATCACCACCTCGCGTTGACCGTCGTTCACCCACAGGATCTGCTCCGTGGCGGGCCACCGCACGCCGGTGGCGCCGTTGGTGTCCTGCAAGATGATCCACGCGCGGTCGATGATCTGCTGGCCGGTAAGCGTGCCCATGTCAGGCCTCCTCGGCGGTCAGCAGCGCGGCCAGCTTGGTCACGTCCTTGATCCGCTTGTCGAACTTGATGCCGCGGGCTTCCAGTTGCGCCACGATGGCGTCACGGTCGGCTGGCGGGGTTTCGGGGTCCGAGGTGTCCTCGTTGCCGACGAGGGCACCAGATGCGGCGCCCAGGGTGCCCTCGGTCTTCGGGGCTTCGGTGGTGGTGTCCACCAGTTCCCACACGTCCGGGTGGCGCTTGAGCTTGTCCCAGGCGGCCAGCGGCACGCTTTGGATGTCGCCGTGGCCGTACCACGTCAGGCCGGTGCCGGCCACGGTATCGGCGCGCTGGGCCTTCAGGCCCACGTACCGCACGGAAAGGTTGCTCATTGGCTCGCTCCAAGAAAAAGGCCCCGGGGGTGAGCCCGGGGCCGAAGGGCGGCAACTGCTGCCACCGGAGACAACCGCTTGCGCGGTCAGCGCGTCACTTGATGCCGCGGGCGATGCCGTGCGCGAACACGTCGATGCGCGGGTTGCCCGACTGGCCCGCAGCCGCGGCCGTGATGGTCGCGGTGATGAACACGTCCTCATCGAACGTGATGGGCGCGAAGGCGTAGCGCGTCGGGTTGGTGCCAGTCACCGCGGCTTGCAGGTCCGTGAGGGCTGCGCCGAAGTAGTTGGCCACCGGGGTGATGACGCCATCGCTGTTGGCGCGGCGGTAGCCCAGGCTGTACTGCAGCGTCGTGCCCGTGTCGCAGTCGCCGTTGGTCTTCCAGAGCTCGATGAGCTTGGTGCCGCCGGCCACGCGCAGGAGGTCCACGGTGTCGTTGAGGGCCAGCGCAGCGGGCAGCACGGTCGTGTCGTGTTCGAGCACGGCGTTGCCGAAAGCCTGCATGTGCGCAGCGTTGTTGGAGAGGCCGTTGGCCTTGTACTGAGGCATGGTGATTTCCTTCGGAAAGAGGAGGATGGCCGGCGCCGGAGCGCCAGCCGTTCAGGGTTGCGGGGGATCAGTTGCCGACGATGCGGCTCACCGAGTCGATGACGAACACGCCGTTGTCGGTCGCTTCCGCGTCACCGGCGGCGTTCGGGAAGGCGAAGCGGAACTTCGCCTCGCCGCCCATGAACTCGCCCATGTACTCGTAGTTGCGGCCGGCGTTGTACTTGTTCTCGATGATGGCGGCCTGCACGCCACTGTTCGAGGAGCCCTCGGCGCGCGCCAGGGCCTGCGCGCCCAGCAGCACCGCGCGTTCGACGCGGTGCGTGGTGCTCAGGCCCGCGGCCACCGTGCCCTCGGCTTCCGTCGCGGTCAGGC